AAACTTTAGATGCCCCTTTTATATTAAATACTAAATCTCCTTTCTTAACGTTTTGTATAGGTATATTTCCATGAATTGTTCTCACGAGGGTGTTTTCGGAGAAACACTCGTCAAGGATATAAACTTTTGCTACCCCTCCGAAAGCCTTGAACCGAGCATTTTCAATTATGGTTCTTGCTGCGTCTATTCCTCTTGTGTCAGATATATTCAATTCTTTTATATCTACGTCTCGAGCACCCAATTCCTTAGCTATTATTCTTGCTATAGTAGTCTTACCCGCTCCTGAAGGTCCTTGAAAGAGAAAAGTAGTCACATTCTTTTCTATAACGGTAGCTAATGAATTGAGTAGAGCCTTGTTTCCAATGATCTGTTCAAAACTTTGTGGGCGATATTTTCTATGTAAAGGTAGGTTTTCCATCAATACTCCTTTGGGCAATTCACTCATAGCAATTCTTTCCCCTTCATTATTATTATAACCTATAAATCGGAGTCATTAAATAAAAAAATTATTATTTAACCCGGTTTAATTAAGTGATGATATCGCTCTAAAAATTTTGATGTCGCTTCGCTATGGTTATATTTATTAATTTTTATCCCAAAACCCGGTAAAACCAACTGGGACCATGGATTTCGTCTTTCCTCCATAAGTTGATCCGCCTCATCTCGCAGTATACGAGTATCAGTTATTTTTACCTCAATAGGGATAGGATATGGTAAATTAAATTTACTGGCTATACATTGACATAAGGCGTTTTCTATTTCTTTATAGCCATGCAAATAAGGCTTGATCGGTTTAGGTATATCTCCTAAATAAGCCTCTGAGGCATCATGTAGAAGACCCCATAACATATTTTCTTTCGATACTTTTTGGCTAACATAAATACTATGTTCTGCCACGGAATAAAATGTTTTTGAGTGCCCATTAAACCGACATATTTTACCTAAAGAATGGGCTATATCTTCAATGCATATTTGATTTTTATCGGGGTTTAGCGGGAAAAACTGTTTACCCGAATAAGTTTGTATCCAACTATTTTTAAAATTCTTATTAACTAACATCAGTCATTCCAAATTTACGCAGTCGATTATCGACGGATCGTAGATTTTTAATTGCTACGTCAAAATAACTTTTTTTCAGTTCAATCCCAATAAACTTTCTTTCCATTCTGAGAGATTCATAACCCTCACTTCCTATACCAGCAAAGGGAGATAGAACAATATCTCCTGGATTAGTCCATAATTCTAAACATCTCGCTATGACATCCAACTGCAGAGGACAGATATGACGTTCATCATCTTTATCCCTGGCTTGTTTAACATTAAGAGTATTTGTCTGGTTAATATCCATCCAAACAGGAGACGCATATCTTTTCCATACATAATGACTATACTTATTTTTAGCTGGATCATCGATCTTCTTAGCTGTCGGCTCCGGTCTATCTCCTATATATCTTTCAAATCCACGCTTATGAGAAATAGGCTCTGGATTATCGCCTGGTTTTGTGACTGTTATAATATAATCGGGACATCCGCTACCACATCTTGACGAGTCTTTAATTATTTGTTTATGGGCGAGACGAAGCGATTTTGTCCTTACTGCTTCAATTAAAGGATCCTTCCAAATTACAAATCTACCGGTATAGATAAATCCTATTTTTTCGAATTCCCTTAACAAAATACCTGGGAAATCCTTCAATCCCATATACCCATCTCGTTCTTTCATTGCAGGAATATCAGAGCAATGAAAGCTCAATAATCTACCCGGCATCATTACGCGATATAATTCAGGAGTAAGAAATTTAAAATGATCGTAGAATTCATCATCTGTGGAATTACCCATATCTCTAATAGAATTTGAATAAGTAAATAAGGAGGAAAAAGGTGGAGAAAATAAAGAATAATGAATCGAATCTGATGGGATTCCTTTCAAAACCTCTATACAGTCCCCCTGATACATGGACCATTTGTCGGTTATAACCTGATCAATAATTTTAATTTCTTCTTTTTCGTTTTCTCTACAATATTTATATAATTTACTCTTGGCCTCTTTAACTTTCTGTTCGTAAAAGTCGATTTCTTTTATGATTTCATTATCCATTTAGGTAGCTCCATTTTAACTGTTGTTGTATAATCAATATACTCTCTTTCAGAGCTTTTGATTTCTTTTTTAGTCAAATTAATCATATGACTCATCATACCTATAATCATATCTTTGGCTTGGGCTTCCTTGCGTTTTATATTGGCTAAAACCTTTTTTTCCCGTTCTTCGATAATAATATAAATATGGACTTCTTTGCTTTGCCCAAATCGCCAGATACGACGAACTGCTTGATAGAATTGCTCCCAGCTGTCAGACAGCCCCACAAAAGCTGCTTTACTGCATACTTGCCAATTCATTCCAAGACCCGCTATTTTAGGTTTGGTAATGATTCTTTTTACCTTACCATCAGCAAAACCAATCATTCTTTTCTTTTTTATATCTTCGGGGTGTCTTCCGGCAACTTCGACAGAGTCCTCAATATATTTTTTTAGAGCAATCCCTTCATCATTTAAATTACACCAACTAACCCAAATATCGTCTGTTTTATTTATTAAATCAGCCGCATATTTACATCTAATATCAATGGTTTCTCTTCTTACTCTCCTCCTATCATTTAAAGTACTGGCAGCATTACCTAATAATCCAAATCCATATTTGGGTTTACCTTTGTTTGATTTTATAATTACCTCATGGTAAAAAATCTTAGGTAAAGAAAATCCGACATCTTCAAATCCAATATCGGAAGGTTTAGTTATCATTACTGTCCATGAGGATAACCATTCCCAAAAAATATTATCCTTTACATGCCCCTTCAATCTCCAATTACCAGTGTTAGCTGTATCATTAATAAAAAAGGAGGCCAACATTTCGGAGCGGCTCATAATTCCTAAAAATTCAGAATGGTTTCCTAATTCTATATAATCATTCGGGGCTGGTGTAGCAGTACAGGCCAATCGATAAGGAATGTTTTTAGTTTTTTCTATTATAGCATTTCTAATACTGCCGGAAAAATTTTTCAATATACTGGATTCATCAAGTACGATTCCAACAAATTCATCCAGATTAAACTTATGCAGTTTTTCGTAGTTAGTTATATTTATTCCCTTTTTAATATTACTCATACGGGAACATATGTTAACATCTATATTAAACTTCAATCCTTCCCTATACGTTTGTTCTGCAACTGCTAAAGGGGCTAAAATCAATACCGGACTATTCTCTTTCTTAACCACTAATCTTCCCCATTCTAATTGTTGAGGAGTTTTTCCGAGACCACAATCCTCAAATAGGCAGGCCCGACCTTTACCAATGGCCCATTTAACTATTACTTTTTGCCAATCAAAAAGTTTAGGATTCAATTCTTTTATATCCACGTTGAATCCAGTTTTTTTATCTAAAAATATTTTACTCGCCAAAAACTTTTCATAGTCATTCATAGGATACCTGTAAGAGATATTTACGTTATTATTTAACATCATACCAATTACCATCGATTTCCGTATACTCTTCGTCGACAGTCAGAGGTACTATAAGCCAATCATGTTCCTCCCTGATTCTATTACACATAACATCTTTTATTGTATATACTATTTCTTTCTCTTCCGGAGGATAGATATCCGGAATTAATTCGTCGTGTATCTGTCCTACTAATTTGGTTTTCTTTTTAGTTAGCTCTTTATCGATCTCAATGTAAGACCAGAGTAAACAGTGAAAAGCGGTGCCCTGTATAGGGGTGTTCAGTATCATATTATTTGATAGATAGCCCCCTCTTCTATGTCCGAAGAACATTTCAACATATCCTTTCTTTTGGTATTCCGTTATGACTTTATCCTTCCATTCTCGATATACATGGAACTTATTCCAGAATTTCTTTTCTACGCTTTTCACATGATTTTCAAAGTCATCATATGTTTTGATTCCTTTATCAGATAGATGTTCCACGACAGAGATTCCTTCCTCTGTATTCAACTCAAAACAGTTCTCTGAAAGGTTGTCAGCACAAGCTTTATACCAAGATCCATAGAATTCTGGAAAAACAAAACAGTTTTTAGCATAGAACCTAATATCTTTCGTTACCTGTTCGTGATTAAGTAAGAAGATTGCTTCTGCTTGATCCCTATGCATATCTGTTGAAGGATCTTGTATATAGGCAACTAAAATAGGATCTTTCGTGAAGCACGCGGCTATGCAAACCTCAATTCCCGAGTAGTCGAAGAATCCCAACTTATTTCCTGGGGATGGTTTTATACCACTACGACACACTTTCTTAGCATACTCATCCCT